ATCGCCATTGTCGCGTTCTTTTCAGCCAACCTGAACTGCGCCCGCCGCAGGCTTGATTTCCCAAGCTGGCTCTTGTTTTTATATGCGTCCGAGAAAGTCATTTTATACGTTCTCTTGCACCAAGCGTTCAATGTGTCCTCGCAGCATTCCAGCACTGAGCATATCTCTTTCTCTGTGCACTGGATAGCGCATAGGTTTTCAAACAGCTTCTCGTTTATCTCTTTCCGAGGACGTCCTGTTCTTGCCATACACGCCCTCCTTTCTGCGTTGGCGTTTAATAAACTTCTCCATGTCCCGCTTCAAATACGGGCTGCTGGTTTTGGCAATAATCGCCTGTGCTTCTTCAATCGTCATTCAGCAACACCGCTTTCTTCCCCGTAAACTTCTCCCACCGGTCAACAATAACATCGGCATACTTCGGATCATACTCCATGCAGAAAGCGTGTCTGCCATTCTGCTCCGCTGCCATGATCGTTGTGCCGGACCCGGCGAACAGGTCAAGCACATTCTCACCCGGCTTACTGGAGCACTGCATCTGGTAATCAAACAGCTTAATCGGCTTCATCGTCGGGTGCTCCGCAGATTTGACAGGCTTATCAAAATTCAAC